AGTACGTTGAGCGTACACCGTTCGTTGCTGGTGCAGTAGGCGTTATCGAAGGTGCATTCATCGTTGAGACACCACGTGTCCTAAACGGTGCTGTACAGTCAAACGGCCTTATCTCAACAACAGTTGGAACTGCAATCACTAACGTTGCTGCAGATGGAACTAACGCAACAATCACTACATCTACAGCACACGGTGTTGGAGTTGGACAGGTTGTTACAATCGCTTCATCTAACGCAACATTCAACGGAACCTTCACAACCATCGCTGGTACAACAGGTTCAACAATCAAGTACGCTCTTGCTCAGACAGTTTCATCTGTTGCAGCAACAGGTACAGTTACATTCACCAACAACTACCGCGCAATCGTCGCTGGTCGTGAAGCATTGGCTGAAGCACAAGCAGCAGATATCTCAACCGTTATCGGTCCAGAGATTGACGCTCTACGTCGTTTCCGCACAATCGGTTGGTACTACTTCGGAGGCTTTGCTCGCCTTCGTGAGGCTGCTCTCTATCGCATTGAGTCAGCAGCAACAAACGGATAATCTCCGTTATTGCTCGGCAGGGGGTAGGGAAACCTACCCTCTGTCACTTAGGAAAGGTTGGATATGCCATACACATTAAACACTCCGTATCAGTGGCAAACCTGGGGCGCAGGCTATAACGAGTTTACTCCTTATGCTCGCCTTGCAGGTCGTCGTCTTAATGGTGGAACCATTGATGGTGCAATTGCACCCAGTATGACAGATATCCCACGTGGTCAAACATTACTAGTAACAGGTAACAACGTTGCTATCAATATGACTCCAAGCCAAGATGACTTGGCTGCTTGTGACTACTACTTCCTCGGTGGTCACAACTACGTCATTGGAGATCAGCAAGCAGCAGTACTTACTGCTGCAGGATATGGAAGTTGGTTAACTCCAGTATGAGTTTACACAGACGCACAACGCACCTTGAGTATGTCGAAGGCTGCTTTGGTTGCAAGATAGGCGAACTAGAGTTGAGCGTAGGTATGGCCAATCACAAAGGCATACCTACTGCTAAGCAGCACGATAAGGAATTACAGTCCTATTACGATGCTACAAGACAGGGCATAGAACCACGTTCAACAAAGAGTAAAGATATAGATGCAGCAGTTCAACTTTCCAACGAGGCTGGTAAAGCATTCGATGGGATCTCAATGACATTCAAGGAGTAATAATGGAAAACTATTCAACAATGGAAAATGAGTCAGACGAGTACATTACAAAGTACCCAACACCTGACAAGCAATACGCAGGTGCTATGAAGTACTGCACCTATGAATCAATCCAGACAGGCGCAATGGGAAAGGCAGCAAAGTAATGAAGAAGAAGCCTATGGCTATGAAGTGTCGCAAGTGTGGTAAGTCAGACAAAGCGTGTAAGTGCTAATGAAGAAGACTGCCAAGAAAAAGAAAGTCGCCAAAGTAATGAAAGAGTTTAAGTCTGGCACTTTGAACTCAGGATCTAGTACAGGTCCAGTAGTTACAAATCGCAGACAAGCAGTTGCTATTGCAATGTCTCAAGCAAAAATGTCTAAGAAAAGAATGGGTAAGAAAAAGTAAATGGCAAAGTCTCCAGCGTGGCAGAGAGCAGAAGGTAAGAACCCCAAGGGTGGCCTGAATGCAAGAGGTCGTGCCTCTGCCAAGGCTGAAGGTATGAACCTAAAGCCTCCAGTTAAGAAGGCTGAGGCTGCTAAGTCTCCTAAGTCTGCAGCAAGGCGTAAGTCTTTCTGTGGTCGTATGTGTGGGATGAAGGCAAAGAATACTTCTAGTAAGACAGCAAAAGATCCAAACTCAAGAATTAACAAGTCGCTTCGCGCTTGGGATTGTAATTGTAAATAAAGGAGATATAGGTGGCACTAGGACAATACGGTACAACGCTATTAGATGAACTCAATCGTCTGGCTAATGGTGGCACCTATCGAGCACCAAGTGAGATGGTTGACCAAGCATTGGCTGCTCGCCAATGGGCAGTGGCACGATCAGTTACAACAAACCTAACAGACACAGTGGGAGTATTAAATGCGATTGCGGGTACGCCTAGCGATAATCGTCTTGATTACAACGGCGTATGTAACCTCATCGCTGGTACTTTTCAACTACCTGCAGCGCAGGCTCTCAGAGCGGTGTCATCTTGAGTGCTAAATATAACTTGGTCTGTGACCAAGCAACTACATTTAATTTTCAGTTCCAGATTAAGAATGACTCTACTCCTTGGAACTTGACTGGCTATACAGGAGTTATGACAGTACGCCCATTCGTTGGTGCATCTACTACAACTGTAGTGGCATCTACTGCTAATGGTCGTATGGTCCTTACTGCATTGACAGGACGTATCAACATTACTATTGATGCAGAAACTACTGGAAACATTGCAGCAGGACGTTATGCCTACGATCTAGTATTAGATTCAGGTGCAGAGATTACAAGAATTTTAGAAGGTAAGTTTGTGGTGACAGGAGCAGTGACAATATGACAACTATCCTCGTTATCGAAAACATCACACCACAGGTTGGTGTAGAACTTTCCCAGGATCAAGGTCCACAGGGTGGAGTAGGCGCAACAGGGCCAACTGGTCCAGCAGGGCCTACTGGCCCTATCGGTGCTACAGGTCCGACGGGATCTACTGGCGCAACAGGTGTGACAGGTACGACAGGAGCAACAGGTGTTACAGGTGATACTGGACCGACTGGCCCGACGGGTGCCACTGGTCCTATTGGAGTTACGGGACCCACAGGACTTACAGGTCCAACGGGCGATACGGGAGTCACAGGTCCAACAGGACCTGTTGGCGCTACAGGAGTCACGGGAGATACTGGACCTACGGGACCAGTTGGAGCAACTGGAACGACAGGAGTTACAGGTGCGACAGGACCTGCGGGAGCGACTGGCCCACAAGGAGCCACTGGCCCACAAGGTGTAACTGGAGACATCGGACCTACTGGTATCCAGGGTCTAACAGGCCCTACAGGGCCTACTGGACCCACTGGAGCAGACAGCACAGTGCCAGGACCAACAGGTGCCACAGGTCCTGCAGGTGCAACTGGTCCAACAGGACCGACTGGAGCCGATAGCACGGTTCCAGGGCCAACTGGTGCAACAGGTCCAGCAGGAGTAAACGGTGCAACTGGCCCTACAGGACCAACAGGTGCAACGGGAGTAACAGGTGCAACAGGTCCTACTGGCCCAACAGGGGCCGATGCAGAAACTCTTGGTATAACCACAATGGTTATAATGCAGGCTTACTAAAGAAAGGTAGGTTGTAACTAATGGCAACTATCTCAAAGGCGCTCTTTCGCGGAGCAGCAACAACAACAGTGGGAACAACACTCTACACAGTGCCAAGTGCAACTGTCACCGTGGTAACTAACATTGTTGTAACCAATACATCTGCCAGTGCTGGCACATTTACAATTGGATTAGGCGGCACCGCATTTGCCACAACGATTGCAGTGGGTGGCAATGACTCAACAGTTATTGACATCAAGCAACCGTTGACTGCCACACAAACTATCACTGGCGGTGCAAGTGCCACCACAATCAACTTTCACATCTCAGGCGTTGAGATCGCATAAATGGGAGTCTATGAATTATCAGGTGCTGGGTCGGCAAAGACACCACGCACCGTTTATTCCAGTATGAACGCCAACAACCAGTATGGTGCAATGGTGCCGATTACAAGTGTGGCTTTGTCAGGTTCATCCAACACAGTTATCTCCAATATCCCGCAAACCTACCAAGATTTAAGAATTGTATTTAACGCTCGACTTAGCACCACAGAAACCTCAGCAGGTTTTTTTGGATTTCTGTTGGATAATACAGGTGCTGTGTACAGCACTACAACTTTGGACGGTAATGGTGGGGTTGCGTCGTCTTCTCGCACGACAAATAGTGCAAATGGAATTTCGTATGTATATATGGGTGGCAACGCAACTGCTAATATCTTGGCTTCTAACACAATTGACATTTTCAATTACGCATCAACAACAACATTTAAGACTGCATTAACTCGTTCGGCAGGTGATTCAAATGGTGCTGGTCAAGTTCGTACTTTTGCAACTTTATATAGCATTACTGCGGCAGTTACTCAAATAACCATTCCCACTGCTGGGTTTACTTGGGGCAGTGGCTCAACCTTTACCCTCTACGGAATCAGGGCGGTGTCATCGTGAGTATGGTTTGGATTGCATCGGGTTCAACTACAACGACAACTAGCAACATTACATTTTCATCTGTTCCACAAACTTTTACACACCTACAGGCACGGATCTGGGGTAGAGGCACTTTTAACAATAGCGGCAGTGGCTTGTCAGTCGTTGTCTCTTTTAGCGGGTACACACCCTTGTATCGTCACAGACTTTTTGGCAATGGTGCATCTGTTGGTTCGGAAAGTTACAGTGGTTCTTTTGGTTCTGTTGGTTCAATTCCTGATGTTAATGCAAGTGCTAATGTTTTTGGTGTAACAATCTTTGACATTCTTGATTACACAAATTCAAACAAAAATAAAACCTTGCGTTATTTGGGCGGATTTGATAATAATGGCAATGGTGCAGCAGTTTTAGGAAGTTCGCTTGCATCAGGCGGAGTTGGTGGCGCAATTACAAGTCTTGATTTTACAACAGATGGAAATTGGGCAGCGGGTTGCCGAATTGACCTCTACGGCATCACGACTTCCCAAGTAACGGGGGCATAAATGACAATTGCAATCCAACCGATTTATACGCAGACTGTTGGCAGCGGTGGGGCAGCATCTATAACTTTCAACAATATCCCGCAGACATTTACTGATTTGGTTTTGAAAATTTCTTTTCGTGGAACTGTTGCTGCAAATGGCGTTGACTTATATTGTTATACAAACAATGTCAGCAACGATGCTAGTTATTCAACAACTTATATGTCTGGAAACGGCTCAGCAACAGGTTCGTCCAGAGCAACAGGATTGACTTTTTTCTATTTTGGAAATGGTGATGCAGCAAGCCAAACTGCGAACACATTTTCATCACACGAAGTTTATCTTCCAAACTATGTCAATTCAAATTTCAAACAAATTATTTCTGATTCAGTAAATGAGAACAACGCCACTATATCTTCTCAAGGCTTACAAGCAAGTTTATTAAGAAATACCGCAGCAATCTCTGCGCTAACTCTTTTTCCTGCTTCAGGAAACATCGCCCAATACTCAACATTCACTCTCTACGGAATCACGAAAGGCTAAACAATGAGCAAAGTAATCGAGATTGACTGTTCAACAGGTGAATCTGTAGAACGCGATATGACACCAGCCGAGTTAGAGGCACAGGCAGCAATGCAGGCGCAGGCAGAGGCAGACCGCCTAGCGCAAGAAGAAGCCGATGCAGCGCAAGCCGAGGCAAAGGCATCTGCCGAGGCCAAACTTGCAGCGCTTGGTTTGACCGCCGATGAAATCGCTGCCCTTACAAAGTAAAGGTTTAATGTAGGATTCTCCTATGAGATTCCACGTTATCAGCCTGCCCCATACACAAACAACTAAAGATTATGTCAACTGCGCCTATACCGAAAAGGTTAGACGCTTTTGTATGATGATGAAGAGCCTTGGGCATACGGTCTACCTGTATGCAAGCGAGGACAATGAAGCCCCAGTAGATGAACTGATTACCTGTATCACCAAAGAGCAACAGCAAGAGGCTCTGGGTGGTAGTCATTACACTGAAGCATCATTTGATACAGACCTTCCACACTGGCAAATCTTTAATGGTACTGCCATCAAGGAACTAGGCAAGCGCCTAGAGCAAAAAGATTTTATCTGTGTTATCGGTGGATCTGCACAACAACCTATTGCAGATGCTTACCCCAACCACATAACTGTAGAGTTTGGTGTGGGTTATGGTGGAGTCTTTAGCAAGTACAAAGTGTTTGAGTCTTACGCTTGGATGCACAGCATCTATGCAATGTTTAAGAACCCAACGGCAGTAGATGGCAACTTCTATGATGCAGTTATCCCAGGTTACTTAGAGCCTGAGATGTTTCCATTGCAGGAGAAGAAAGAAGATTACTACCTATACGTTGGACGTATGGTAGATCGCAAAGGCTTGGTCATAGCACAGCACGTATGCAAGGAACTAGGACTCAAGTTAATTATGGCAGGTCCTGGTAATGACCCAAAGATTGAATACGGTGAGTGGGTAGGACCAGTAGGACCTGAAGAGCGAGCAAAGTTAATGGGTGGTGCAACTGCCCTATTTGCTCCAACGCTCTACATAGAACCTTTCGGTAACGTTGTTATCGAAGCACAGACCTGTGGCACTCCAACGATTACCACAGACTGGGGTGCATTTACAGAGACTAATCCTAATGGTGTTACTGGATACCGTTGCAGAAATGCAATGGAGTTTGCAGCAGCAACAGAATGGGTGAAGGACCTAGATCCAGTAGCAATACACAAGCGAGCAGTATCTCTATATTCACTAGATGCTATCGCACCACAATACGAACAATACTTTGCACGACTGCTAACTCTATGGGGAGATGGCTGGTATGAGAGGAAATAATGCCAACACTGAACGAACTAGTGGACGAGGTAAAGGCTAACCTACAAGGTTATGCACTACGCCAAGACCGAATCACTTATGTTGCTAACCCTGCTGGCTTAACAACTACCAGCACTGAAATCACCGTTGGCTCATCTTCTAACCTAGCCAAAGGTATCATCGAAGTTGATGATGAACTTATCTGGATTGACTCCTTTGACAAGGCAAACAATCAGTTAAACGTTATCCCAGGCTTTGGTCGTGGATACCAGGGAACAACAGCATCACCTCACTCACAGTATGCACCAGTAACCTTAGCACCAACCTTTCCACGTTCTTCTATTAAGAAGGCTATCAACGATACGATCAACAGTTTCTATCCTAAGTTGTGGATTATCAACTCTTACACATTTACCTTTAACGCATCTCAGGTTACATACCCACTACCTGATGACTGCGAAGGTGTCCTATTTATCTCGTGGCAGACCACTGGCTCTAGCCAAGAATGGCTACCAGTAAATCGCTGGCGCTTAGATGGTATGGCAAATGCTGCAACCTTTAATACAAACAATACAATTAACATCTATGAGAACGTGCAACCTGGTCGTACTATTCAGGTTTGGTATACAGCCACGCCCAACACTCTTGACGCAAACACAGATGATTTTGCTGACGTATCTGGCCTACCAGATTCTTGTAGTGATGTTGTCGTACTGGGAGCCGCATACAAACTACTGTCTTATCTTGACGCTGGACGAATCAATCTCTCTAGTGCTGAAGCAGATCTAAACGACTCCAAGTTACCATCATCTGCAGGTGCTGCAGCCTCTCGTTACATCTTTGCCCTGTATCAACAGCGCCTGAATGAAGAAGCGTTGAAGTTATCAGACAAGTATCCAATCCGTATTCACTACACCCGCTAAGTAAGGAAAGCCAATGACTCGTAAGTATTCGTCCATCAGCGTTGAGACAACGCTGGCTTCGGGAATCTCTAACAGTGCAACCACTATGACTGTCGCTACTGGTACAGGTTCTGCCCTTATGGGTGGTGTAACCCTGGCAGCAGGCAACGTAGACCAGTTCACAGTTGCATTAGATGTTGATACCCAAAATGAAGAAATTGTTTTTATCACAGCAGTATCTGGTGATACCCTCACTGTCGTTCGTGGTCGTGCAGGTACATCTGCTATTTCACACAGTGGCGGTGCCACAGTCAAGCACGTATTGACCAGTGATGACCTAACCTTCTACACAACAGGTATAGCCACAGCAGATGCTGCAGTACCTGAGACAGTAGTAACTGCCAAGGCAGACCTGCTTGTTGGTGCATCATCTGGCGTGGTAGATAACCTTGCCGTTGGAACCAATAACCAAGTCCTTACGGCAGATTCAACCCAGACATTAGGTGTCAAGTGGGCAACGCCTGGAACACCTGATCTCACAATCAATGCTAAGACTGCCAACTACACGTTGGTAGCAGGTGATGTTAACAAGTTAATCACTATGAGCAACGCCTCAACAACAACACTGACAGTGCCTAATGGAGTCTTTACTGCAGGCCAACAAATTAACATTCAGCGTATTGGAGCAGGTGCAGTTCAAATCAGAAATGATGGAACTACTGTCTTGACTTCAACTGGTGCAACATCAACTGCCCCAGACCTACGCGCTCAGTACAGCGCTTGCACAATTATTTGTACATCAAGTAATAACTTCACAGTGATTGGGGATCTATCCTAATGCCAATCCTGGGCATTGTTTCTAGTTCACGAAGAGGTAAGCCAACAGTAACAGGTGGAACTTTAGCCTCTGATGCTACTTACTACTATCGCACATTCACAGGCAATGGAACTTTAACAGTATCTGGCAATATATTAAATGCTGAGTACCTTGTCATTGCAGGTGGCGGAAATGGTGGAGTAGGTGGCGGTGGAGGCGGTGCTGGTGGCGTTCGTCAAACCAGTGCAACCCTATCCCCTACTGCCTACTCAGTAGTTGTCGGTGCAGGTGGTGGCAATAACTCTTCTATTAATTCTTATGTTGCAACAGGCGGTGGCCGTGGTGCTTCTGCTGATTTCCTTACAGCAGGTAATGGTGGTTCTGGTGGTGGCGGTACTGCTTTTGGCGCTTCTGGTTATGAAACTGGTGGAACTGGTACAGCAGGTGAAGGAAACAATGGCGGCACGGCTTCAGGAAATGTACAAGATAGTGCAGGCGGTGGTGGTGGAGGAGCGTCAGCAGTTGGCGCAAACTGTGGTAATAACACAGGTGGTGCTGGCGGTATAGGAACATCTGCATACTCTGCTTGGGGTTCTGCAACTTCTACTGGTGTAAACGTAGGCGGAACTTACTACTACGGTGGTGGCGGTGGTGGTGGAAATAACGACCAGAAAAATACTGCTACTTTTATATTTGATCCAATCGTTAGCCTTGGTGGTGGTGCTGCAGGTGGTTCAGGTGGCGGTGGCGCAGGTGGTTACCTTGGCTACACATTATCCCCACAATTTGCCGTAGGAATAAGTGGAACTGCTAACACAGGTGCTGGTGGCGGTGCTGGTGGCTCTGACTACAACGCAGGTTGGGGTGGCACTGGTTACCAAGTAGGCGCTAATGGTTCAGGCGGTTCAGGAATTGTAATCGTTCGATACACGAAAGCACAGGTGGACTAATGGCACACTGGGCAGAAGTAGATGAAAACAATATAGTCCTTCGCGTAACTGTTGGTGACAACAATGACCCAGCAGGCGATGAAGGATACCAATGGTTACTAGATAACCTTGGTGGTACTTGGATTAAAACATCTTACAATGGAAACATTCGCAAGAACTTTGCCAGCATTGGCGATACCTATGATCCAGTACGTGATGCTTTTATTGCACCCAAACTACACGATGATTGGGTTCTTAACGAAGATACCTGTCAATGGATAATTCCAAACCTACTGACTAAGGAGTAATAGTGGCCTACGGCGACGACATCACAGAGGGCATACCCTATACACTTTCCAACCCAGCAGGTGCGACAAACTATTCAGCAACAGGTGAAGCCTACGATGTAGCAATTGCTGGCTTGCCATTCTTCTTAATGAACAGTGACGACTCACCTTATCGTCGCGTAACAGCACAGTATCGTAAGCAACAGATTGACCAGAGCCGTGAGCCAGGTGAGCAGACGCTTACTGGTTGGTGGCTACGATCACAGTCTTCGTTCCACTATGGACAAGGCATTAAGTTCTTTGAGCCTATTCAGGATGAGTCACTGCGCTTCCAGTACACAGAGTCTAAAGGCGTAAATGTCTGGACCAAAGGACAGGCAACACTGCTCAAGTCTGTAGATAGCCAGCACACAATAACAGGTGGCATTCAAACCAATGATCGTCCGTGGCAGTATGCCCGTTCTATCCAATGGACTAAGAGCAGCATTACCTATAACGGTGTTCTACTATCTGATGAGTATGATGTGGATAAGGTCTTTCCAAAGATCACAGTATCTATCAACAACAAGGCACTGACTTCTAACGTAGCAACACTGACAACTACAGCAGTACACGGTCTATGTACTGGTATGCAGATCACCATTACTGGTGTGGATGCAACCTTTAACGGTGAGTACCGCATTACATCTGTGCCAACGACTACAACATTTACCTATGCCAAGACTGCAGCAGATGTCCCATCTGCAGCGGTATCTCCAGTAGGTACTGGTGTAGCAGAAGTTATCCACTTCATTGACTATAACTCAGGCACTGATGAACCTGTATTTGCTATCTGTGATGATGGTGTCTATGCCTATTGGGTAACCAATAAGGTTTCAGGTGGAGCAAACAAGATCCACGTGTACAAGAAGTTACTATCAGATGATTCAAGTGTTGCAGAAACTTTAATGTTTAACGCAACTGGAATTGTCGTAGCCAACGCTGTTATGGAGTACACCAAAGAACGTATCGTAATGTGTGTTAACGATAAGGTCTATGAGTTCGCATCTAGTGCTACATCACTACCTACTGCGGTCTATACACACAATGACCCAGATCATATCTTTACCAGTATCACATCAAGTGGTGCTGCTATTTATGTTGCTGGATATGCAGGCATCCAATCTAATATCTATAAGTTTACCCTCACTACCGCAGGTGCTATGCCTACGCTGACCAGTGCAATCACAGCAGCAGAGTTACCAGTAGGTGAGAAGACATTTAAGATCTCCTATTACCTTGGCAATATGGCTATTGGTACCAACCAAGGTATGCGTATGGCAGATGTCAATTCACTCGATGGCTCCATTACCTACGGTGCTTTAATCTTTGAGTCAGACCAGCCAGTCTATGACTTTGCTTTCCGTGATAGATATATCTGGGCAGCAACAGGTGTTGAAGGCCAAGCAGGTGTAACCCGTGTTGATATGGGTCAACCATTAGGTAACCTTTTGTTCCCTTATGCGTGGGACTTATACAACCCAGCAGATACATTAGGTACTTACACAACAGCCTGTGCATTCTTAGGCGACACTAACCGCTTAGTATTTTGTAATGCTGGCAATGGTGCAGATGGAACTATCTATGTGGAGTCAGCATCTACCTTGATAGCAGAAGGCACACTGCGTACAGGCTATGTACGCTACAACACACTAGAGTTGAAGATCTTTAAGTTGATGCAGGCTCGTGTAGATACTGCAAACGGTGGACTCTACATTGACTCCATTGACTATGCAGATAACTTCTACCGCATTGGTACCTTTACCCAGGAATCAAATGTGCCAGAGGTTAACATCAACTATCCACAGCAGTCTCAAGAATACCTTGGCTTCCAGTTCACACTGGTTCGCTCAAACAGCGACGTAACTAAGGGACCATTGTTTACTGGTTACCAGATCAAGGCTCTGCCTGCTATCCCACGTCAACGACTTATCCAGTATCCACTGTCTTGCTACGACCACGAATCAGATCACTTCGGCGTAGAGATTGGCTATGAAGGTTCAGCATACTTCCGTATGAGCCAACTTGAATCTATTGAAAACGTAGGTGACACCATCCGCGTTGAAGACTTTAGAACTGGTGAGTCCTACATTGGACTGATCGAAGAGTTGGACTTTAGAAATGCAACACCTTCGGATAAGCGATTCACTGGCTACGGTGGAACGCTCTTAGTAACCATTAGGACGGTCTAATGCAGGCACAAGACTACGCAACAGTTGCTGTTGCAGTAATGACAATCGTAGGTGGCTTTGTTACTGGTGTTCGTTGGCTAGTAAAGCACTACCTCAACGAACTTAAGCCGAACTCTGGCTCAAGCCTCAAAGATTCTGTTATCAGACTAGAGGAAAAGGTTGAAATCCTGTACCAAATAATGATTCAAAGAGGGAAGAATGAATGACGACTATTGCCAAGAAAGCCACGCCTGCCGCTATTGCTGTCCTTCGACAAGCCACAGCAATATCACCTTCTCGGAAGAAAGCCTCAGATGGGTTGCTACCGAGCAAAGCACACATCAGTCAGAGTCCTAACTCAGACCACAACACAGGGTATGCAGTTGACTTAACCCACGATGCTGTCAATGGGATTGATTGCTTTGATCTGTTTGAACAACTTAAAGATGACAAGCGCGTAAAGTATTTAATTTTCCACGGGAAGATCTGGTCTGCAAAGAACGGTGAATCCAAGTATGACGGTATCAACCAACACAACAAGCATCTTCACATCTCAATCAAAGACGAGTGTGGAGATGACACTTCCCCTTGGTTCCCCTGGCTGGGAAAACCAAAGGCTGTCAATAAAGTAAAGGCTAAGTTAAAGCCTCTACCTAAGAAGAAGGAGAACCAATGAACGCAAAGACACAAGCAGTACTCGCAACATATCTTCGCGCAGGAGTAGCAGCAGTGATTGCTCTCTACTTAGCAGGAGAAACAGATCCAAAGAAACTAGCAATGGCAGCAGTAGCAGCCGTTGCGGGTCCAGTCCTCAAGTGGCTAGACCCAAAGTGCAAAGAGTTTGGACGTGGGTCTAAGTAACCCACTAGCGCGAGGCACGAAGAGGCTCACCCCGAAAGGGGTGGGCTTCTTTTTTTGTGCCACAAAATTAATTAATACCTGAGTTGCTGTCCCCAGCAAGGTGCGTCTTGAGCCTGTGGCAGTTAGCACAGAGGGTTTGAAGGTTGGCTGGGTCATTGTTAAAGCGGTCGCCGTCTATGTGGTCTACGTCCAACTGGCTAATGTGTACTGGCTTGAAGTCACAGTGCTCGCAATAGTCCTTGCGGTAGGCGTGATAGGGAGAACGCATCTTCATCTGGTTTATCTTGTAGATGGTATTGCAACGGTACCTACCTGATAAAGGCTTAGACTTATCCCGCATCTTTAACTTGACGGGGCCACAAACTGAGCACAATCCTGTGCGTTCTTCTTCGTTAATCTCGGAGAGTTTGTGTTTCATCTTTGTCTACTGGGCAGGGGACAGTGACTATGTTTCCACAGTTTACACAGGTAGCATCCAGGAAATACCAGACTAGTTCATAGTCTTCAAAGGATGCCATAACATTAAACACTTGTGAGCCACAGGGACAGACGTGTACTGGACCCAGGCCTCGTAGATCAGAACCGAATTTGTCTGGTAGTTTGTGCCTAAATTTCGGCAGCCTTGGTAGACGGAACCGCACAGTCAGTACAGTACCATCGTGCCCCTCTGGGGCACCCTGTTTTATTCGCCTCACGGCTCATATTGTAGTAACCAGTAGCGTTGCTTACGCAACGACACGCCGATCTCTAGTATGATTCTAGTATGACAACAATCGCAGCGCTTGAGGGAATCGATTACGCTGTACTAGTAGCAGACTCACAGATCACAGAAGATAATCTCGTGACACTTGCAACTAGTACACCCAAGATCGTTGAGGTAGGCAAGTACCTGATAGGAATCTCAGGGGATACAAGGCCAGGTGACATCCTGGCCTACAACTGGAAGCCACCGTTGTATCGTGGCGAAGATCCAGCACAGTTTATGGGTAAGAAAGTTATACCCAGTATCAACCAAGCATTTACCGATAACAACTACGACTACAACAAGGCGGACAAAGATGGTGGCTTCGATTATCTCATTGCTTTTAACGGCAATATCTTTCGTATTGCTTGTGATCTCTCTTTTTTCCAAGCAAATCACGGAGCGTACGGCATTGGTAGTGGGGGTCAACTTGCTCTTGGCTACCTGTATTCAGTTATCAAACCTGATGTTGACCTAGCCTATGCCAAGAGACACGCACGTAGGGCAGTAGAGATCGCGTCGGTACTTGACGCTAACACTGGCAAGCCTTTACAGTTGGTGGTCCAGGAGAGGATGTAGTTATGACGCACGATGAATTACTAGAGTTAATAAAGCCAATGACCAACAATGATGCAATCTTTATGAAGGATGCTATTCGTGCAGTAGTTGAATTGCATAAGCCATCAGGTCAAGGACTTGGGTATGCTGCTTATTGTCATCAATGTATGTTTAATCACGGAAGCGGTGAAATAAAAAATCACGCTTACCCGTGTCCCACAATTCAGGCTATTGAGAAGGAGTTAACGTGATAGATCCAAAGGAACTACTATTAACTGCTCTCAAGGCAGGGGACGCGAAGCGTTCACGTTCTACGCAGGTGCAGATAGGACCATCAGAGTTAGGTGGCTGTCGTCGTAAGGTCTGGTACAGACTTAACGATCAACCAGAAACTAATGATGATGAGATGAAACTCGCAGCCATTATGGGTACTGCTATTCACGCAGAAATTGAGAAGGCGTTAGCAGACAACCCAGATGTAATGATTGAAACATCAGTTGAATACAATGGTATGAAGGCACACATCGACTGCTATGTACCAGGTACTGGTGATGTTATCGACTGGAAGACAAGCAAGGTTAAGAACCTTTCATACTTCCCATCAACACAGCAACGCTGGCAGGTACAGACTTATGGTTATCTACTGGCTAAGAATGGCTACGATGTAAAGCGTGTGTCACTTGTTGCTATTGCACGTGATGGTGATGAACGCGATGTCAAGGTGCACACTGAAGATTATGATGAGACTATTGCATTGCAGGCATTGAACTGGTTAGAGGCTATCAAGACAGCAGAGACAGCACCTGATCCAGAACGTGATGCTTCATACTGCAAACACTATTGCAAGTTCTACGATGCATCAGGTGAGATGGGATGCGTTGGTATAAAAAAAGAACTTACGGCAGTCAGTGATGTAGTCATTGATGATGCTGATATTGACAAGAACGCACTGTTGTACTTACAGTTAGCAGCACAGATTAAAGAGTTAGAAAAGCACCAAGATTCTTTGAAGACTTCTTTCGAGGGACTACTAGGAGTAACACCTAGTGGAATAGAAGTCAGTTGGACAACTGTCAAGGGACGTGAAAGTATTGACAGTGAAGAAGTAGAAAAACTTATTGGGTATGTGCCTAAGAAGTTTGGTAATGAATCACAAAGGTTATCGATCAAACAAACTGGAGGAAAGTAATGGCTGCAAACGCAACAACAAAGTTACAAGTAAACTATGGCAAGGACGGCGTACTTGTTAACATTTATGCTGACAATCAAGGTGAACTAGAAACACTACTGGCTAGTGTCCAGGATCTATCATCACTAATTAATTCTGTTAACGGATCACTACGTGGTACACCAGCACCAACTGTTGAGTCAGTTGCTGAAGCCTTCGGTGGTACACCAGTAACGTCTGCACCTGCACAACCTGCAGTTGTAGAAGGACAGGCACCTACCTGTAAGCACGGCAATATGACATACCGTACTGGTACATCAGCACGTGGACCTTGGAGAGCGTGGATGTGCTCTGCACCAAAGGGTGCAGCAGATAAGTGCGACCCTATCTTCTTAAGATAATACGATGCGGGAGCCTCGTGAGTACGAGAACCCGCTATGTGCAGAGATAGGTGGTGACTTCTGGTTCCCTGATAAAGACAGGGACTCAGTAAGTTACATTGAAAGTCAGTATGCAAAGTCAATCTGTAAAGGTTGTTCACATAGAACTGAATGCGCTGAGTGGGGAATCCACAAGGAGCAGTACGGTATATGGGGTGGGCTTGCACCACGTGAACGTCTTGCAGTAAGGAGACAACGCAGAATAAATCTTGGAGGGGATGAGGAAGTTGCTTAATCTAAAGCGGGCGATGGGCGGTAGCCACACTAAGGCTATACCGTTGCCTGATGTATGGACTGGCCTTGCTGGTGAGTCCATCAAGTTTAGACGTGGGCAAGTATGTATGGTGGCTGCTGCTCCTAATGCTGGTAAGAGTATGTTTGCTCTTGTCTATGCAATCAAGGCTAAGGTACCTACACTTTTCTTCTCAGCCGATACTGATACTGCAACAGTCTTGATGCGATCTGCAGCGCAGATCTCAGGGCATACGCAGTTAACTGTTGAGTCCAATATGGATTACAAACCAGACTTCTACAGTGAACACCTATCAAAGATGTCACACATACAATGGGTATTCGATTCAAGTCCATCATTAGATGACATTGAGTTGGAGATTAAAGCCTACGTTGAACTGTATGGAATAGCACCTGAGTTAATTATCATTGATAACTTAATGAATGTTGCTGCCGAAACAGACAATGAATGGGCAGGGCTACGTGCAATTATGATGGAGTTGCACGATATGGCACGCAAGACTCAGGCTTGTGTCTTAGTACTCCATCACGTCAGCGAGCAGAGTGAGTATGGATCACCGAGTATGCCACCTCCGCGTCGTGCTATTCACGGAAAGGTAAGTCAATTACCTGCGTTGATACTTACATTGGGTTATGACCCAGGTCAGGGGATGTTGCGTGTGGCTGCGGTGAAGAACCGCTTTGGTCCACACACAGCAGATGCCTCTAAATGGGCTACACTATTTGTTAACTTTGCAGCGTGCCAGATAGGAGATCAAGATGCACAAGGTAGGGCCTACTTACGTGTTTGATATTCAGGTGGTGCGCTAATGGCTAATCCCAATGGACGTAAAGGTTCTCAGTTTGAGACAGATGTTATGAAGTGGCTCCGCAGTGCGGGTGCTATGGCAGAACGTTTGACTAAGGCTGGGGCAAAGGATGAGGGAGATATGGTTGTTATCATATCTGGAGAAACCTACATCTTGGAACTCAAGAACAGGGCAACCCTTTCGTTGCCTGAGTTCTGGAGAGAAGCAGAGGTTGAGGCGCTTAACTATGCAAGTGCACGTGGTATCGGGGAAGTCCCACTGCATTACGTTGTGGTTAAGCGTCGCAACGCTGGAATAGATAAAGCCTGGGTCATACAAGATCTAGCACAATGGATTAAGGAGAAGAAGTAATGCCAGTACCAGAAGGTGTAATTACAACATCAGAATTATTTGCAGAAGAACCAGAAGAAGTAGTTGAAGATTCAACTACTGAAGAAGAGGACGATGATAGTTCAACTGAGCAAGGATGAAGTAAGAGTCTGCACTCAGTTGGCAACAGAGCGTTGGCTCGCTAAGTATGGTTCAGTAGACAGACCAAACTATGCAGAAGGTAAGAAGAACGGCTATCTGGAGCACGAACTTCTTGCTAATGTGCGAGCCAACGTATCTGAGTGGGCTGTTGCTTCACTGACTGATACCTCGTGGAATGTACCGTGGTATCCCAATGAACTACATCCTCGTCGTGCTAAGTTGCCTGATGTTGGTGTTAACTTTGAGGTACGCACAGTACGCACACGTGATTCAATTCCATTTTGGAATAAAGATAACGGCAAGATACTAGTAGGAACTAAGATCCTTGATGAAGAGTATTACTCACAGGTTGAAGTCTATGGTTACTGCAACCCTGAAGAGTATGCAACCGCACAGTATCGTGATGAGGTCATCAGCGGATGGCGTGTACCAGTAACAGAACTGAAGGAGTTCAAATGATTTGTCAGAATTGTATGAAGGGTGGAGAAGAGAACACTCTTGCCCATTACAAGCGTGCCACTAACTGGCACGACAAGTGTGACTATAAGGGGTGTGTATGCCAGCACAAGACTGGTCCAGGGTACGTAAAGCGGGACGGTTCAAAGGTTCCGTTGATGCAAACACAATCCCCATAGGAGCAATAGTTCTGCACTACGGAGGGGAAGTACGAGAGGGAAGATCAGCATCAGTTAGATGTTGCATCCATCCTGATAAAAGAAGAAGTGCTGTCATCAATACCTATGACAATCTATTCTTCTGCCACACTTGCGGGAAGGGTGGTAACGCAGTCAATGTCGTAGGTATCATAGAGAACTTGGAGTTTAAGGATGCACTCGCACGAGCAATCGAGATCGTTGCTGGAAGCGGTCAATCATTACAGCAAAAGCCTGGACACAAGGGCGCTAGAGTACCTCGAAGGACGTGGGATCTCTGAAGATGTTGCCCAACAATTTTCATTGGGTGTAGTAACAGACCCAATCAATGGTCACGAAACCCACGCGGGCTGGCTTTCTGTGCCCTATCTGACCGCACTTGGTATGTGTGTGGGTGTGAAGTTTCGTAGGCTAGATGATGGCAAGCCTAAGTATGGTGCACCAGCAGGACAGAAGGGTCATCTCTATAACGTTGCTGATGTAACGATTGATTCATCTAGTATCGTAGTGTGTGAGGGTGAGTTAGATGCTGTAGTTGTATCAGGTATCTTGAATCTGCCAGCGGTAGGAGTACCAGGAGTGCAGGCTTGGAAGCCACACTTTACTAAGTTGTTTACAGGTTATGACATTGTGTATGTAGTAGGTGACAATGACATCAAAGAGGATGGCACCAACCCAGGGGCTGAGTTCTCACGCCGTGTGTCACAGGAAGTTATGAACTCACGCATAGTATCATTGCCTGCATCGATGGACATCAATGACTTCTACCTTGCACACGGCAAGGATGAGGCGTTGAAATTATTTGGAGGCGTTTAATGTATGACAATGACCGAGAGCGAGTGGGTCACGATGCTACAGACTTTGCAGCATTTGGGCTTTCAGATCCTTTCCGTGGATACGCAAAGCGAAGCGATAACAATACGCCCGATACCAACACGTTCATAGCAGATATGTGGGAGGTACTAGATGGTGCAGGTAATCTGCTCATCAAGAAGCACAAAGACTACGGTCCTACTAACATCTCACGTAGCCCTGGCGGTCCTCTTAATGGACTGCGTGTGCGTATGTGGGACAAGACAGCACGCATCAATCACCTGATTGACAGTGGTGCCACACCTGAGAATGAATCCTTGCGTGATTCCTTTATTGATCTACTGAACTACAGTGCCATTGCACTGATGGTGATAGATGGTAAGTGGCCTAATGACTGAGTTGCACCCACAGTTAAACGACCTTGTACCTAGTGTTGTTACTGTTGTTCACCGTCGCTATCGTAAGTATGTAGATCGTGCTGACCTGACACAGGAAGCATACGCTTGGGTAATGACTCGCGTTGTATACTTCAATGGCTTACTAGAAGAAGAGAACGAGGCTGTGCGTCTGGCTAACCAAAGGCGTATCGGTTGGCAGATGAAGCGTGCTATCGAACGCTATGCCCGCAAGGAGAAGGCGGCAAAGTCTGGGTACCAACCCAATGATGAAACCTTCTATGATGTAATCACTATTGCACAACTCTTGCCCTATGTAATTGCAAGCGTGGTCAATGAGACTGCTATTGAACAGGCACAGAACCTTGTCAATGATGGCACACCACGCAAGCCTGCTGCACCAGCAGAAGGTGGCAACCTATTAGCCACACTCATCGACATCAAGAAGGCATACGAGTTACTAGATGAGGATGAGAAGAACATCCTACGTCTGCGCTATCACGAGAACTACACACTGCAACAGTTGAGTGAGACTATCGAGTGTGCTGTATCTACTGCTGATCGTAGGTGTGGTAACGCACTACGCAAACTACTTAATCTTATGGGAGGGGAGTCACCTTACTCGTGACACACGATGAATGGATCTCAGATCTAAATAAATACATAGCAGTCGCAGAGATAGCAACACCCGCTACAGCAAAGTTAGTAAGCGCTCTTCGTGCAGTAGTGGAGTATTCTAAAGAGTTGTCTCAAACAGATTACCGTGGCAACCCACCAGTTGAGCATTACATTTCCGCAAAACTTATGCAGATTATTGAGAAAGAGTTGGTGTAATGCAGTACGACTATCGATGCACTGAGTGCAAGGCAGAACTAACTATTGAAAGATCTATCCACGAAGAACCACGTGAGCCATCCTGTTTTGATTGCCACATCCCAATGATTCGCAAATGGGATTCCCCTTCTATTACATTCAAGGGTAAAGGATTTTACAGTACGGGTGGATAGTGTTACACTTTAGTTCTCGGTAGCAAATTGCTATAGAGTGCTGGCAACAAGCCTTAGTCTAAATGACTAGGGCTTTTTGTCTTTGCAAAAGAAAGAACCCCACCGCGGAAGGGTGCGGTG